GTTTTGCTACCGTCACCATAATCGGTTGGAGTCTTGCCAGTAAGTTTTGCCTCTACTGCTTTTGACACGGCTTCGTTGAAGGCTTTGTTAAGTTTGGTGATGTTGTCCATCATCTTGTCCTTATCGATGTCTACCACGAAGTCAACCATCTTGGTGTCGATATTAAGTTCTGCAAGCTTTTCGATGCCGTCTGCACGGTTCTCACGAAGCGTAATGTTGCGTTCCTTCTGTGCAAGTTCGTCATCTTTGGCTTTACGAGCCTCATTCAGACGCTCCTCTTCGGTCAATTTGGCTTTTCGCTCGTATTCCGTAATGGCATCTGCGATAGCCTTTTTATTCGCCTCATCATTCTTGCTTTGGACTTCTCCAATGCGTTTCTGAATAAGTGCGTTGACCTCATCCTGAGTAAAGGTCTTTTGAGTATTGGTCTTGTCTCCCTCTGTTGCTCCGGCTTGACCATTGTCGGCAGAGTTTTGATTCGTAGCTTCCGCCATAAATCCTCCATTTTACGCCTGTCGGCTAGATTAATATGCATCAAAAAACGCCAAGACCGAAGTCTTAGCGCTATTGATATTGCTTATATTATATCACAAAAAGCATAAAAGGAAAACAAGTCAAGAATTATGCTCTGAAATTGTTTCCGCAGTCGTGGCAATAGTAAATCTTGGACTTGTTCTGAATAATGCGCTTACTGAGCCATACATAGCCTTTACCTTGAGACTTCTTGATGATGGCGTACCACCAGTCGAAGCACATTAATACCATCATGGCTACCATAGCCTTGCAACACCACCAACAGACATAATAGATACCGAATAGAATTAACCATAGAATTCCGTGTTTATTACGCTCGTTAGATAGCTGAACCTTCGTGCTGCCACATTTAGGGCATTTACGATTGATTCCCATAAAATTCCTTCGTTAAGTTGACTACATTATACCATAAATGGTTTAATCTGTCACCACCTCTTAAGCATCGATGACTTCGCCGTTCTCGTCTTTATGGACACGATAGAATTCATTGTAGCTTGCGACTACTTTCTTATTCTTCTTGCCTTCCTCTGTCAAACGATACTTCCATGCCTTTTCGTCATGGTAGTACCATTTCTCATTCTTTAAGAAGTATGGTTCGAGTTGCATCATTTCATCTTCTCCTTAAGATAAGCACCAATGGCTTTGCCGAGAGCGTTCTGTTGTCGTCCTTTATGGTTCGCAAAACACTCAGCGAAGAACTCGTGTGAGTTAGTTTTACCGTAGCCTGAAATAACATTATCGGTCATTCCGAACCTCTCTTTAGCTATCTTAATTATATCATTTCTGATATTAGTTGCCGAGAGCCCTTTGACATCCATAAGATAATTCTCGATATAATGACCGAATTCATGATTGAATACATAGGTCTTGAGGTTCTTTGCTGGCATAAAGTGATGCCTACGAATTCCGCCTTTTACAGTCTTAGTAAGCTTGCTCATAGATAGGTGATACTTAGGATTCAAGCCGATCATAGCCTTCTGGCGATAGGTCGCTGCCATGATACCGCCCTTATATTGCTTACCAACGACTTCAAGTCCGATATTCTTTCTGCGTTTAAGAGACCATTCTTTGACTTGAGGGAATTCATTCATCAATTTCTCAGTAGCCGAAGAGTAGGCTCGGAGTATCTCGCCATCTACTCCCCATAGAGTCATTGAATCAAACGAAGCGCCATAATCGGTCAGCACGAGTGTGCCACCGTTAGTCTTGCCACCTACGATATTATTGACGACATTATCTACGAACTCCTGTTTCCAGTCTTGATAAGTCATATCGTAGACATGGTAGTTCCTGCCGGTGACTGGATTGCGAGCCAATCTAGCCTCGTCTGGTTCGTAGTCTTTGAAGTATGGCACGATAGTTGAGCGGCAGTTAGGATGAAGTGGTGGTATATTATCGCCAGGAATGCCCTCAGACACCTTGAAGCGCTTTCCGTCCATGTGGGAGCATATTTCACTCGTACGAGTATCCAGAGTGGCTACAAATTCGAAATACTCAAAGCCCATCGACTTGTATGATTCAATCTCGGCTGAGTTATGGAAGTAATTAGTTTCAGTACGAACTAATCGTTCTGCGTAGTAGTTAGACACTCCGAATCGTTCACGGAAGTCTCGTGCGGTCTTCTGGATTGCCTGACCGTTCGCTACGGCTTGTGCGAGCTTATCTTTGAGTTGGTTTGCTAGAATGTCCGAATTACCCCAGATACGCTGAGAATAGTTTTTGCCATCGAACTTGGTATCGAGGACTTGATTGACTGTTCTAGTGTCGAGAATAGAGAATCCAGGTGTCGCTCCTATGCCTTTCGATACATCATAGACTGAGCGATAATAAGAATCCTCATAGACCTTACGAGAGGCATCCGTCACGATTTTATCCTGCTCGTTGCCGGCTTTATGAGCCTCGTACCACATTTGAGCATTAAGGAATTCGAGACGGCTGATTCTGCCTAGATAGTTAGCTGGAATCTCTTCGTAGAGACCGGCTTTCTTTAGCTTCGCCACGAACTTAGCCATATCTCCACTAGAAGTCATGAGCCTAAGTCGTTGTTTATCGAATCCGCCCTCCTTTGTCCAATAATCAGCATAGATCTTCTTGAGTTGCCTCAAGGTCTCTTTTTGTGTCGCATCATAAACCTTGCGAATCTGCCTCCGATATTGCTCGGAGGTTTTTTCGCTTTCTATGAGCCTTTCATTAGCTCTTTTGTTCCAGTAAGCATTCGTTCTTTTGCGAAGAGCCATGCTTTACTCCTATTCGTTTACATCTTCTTCTTGATTGTCAGCATTTTTACCAAATTCGTTGGCATTGTAGTCGTCATCCTTCATGGCTTCCTCTGATTCTTTCTCAGCGATTTCGACTGTCTCTGAGGCATCTTTAACGAATGAAAGTTGGCTTGCGAGGAGTTCACGGTCAACGATACCGTCAAGGTTGGTAATCATCTGAGATGTTTCGAAATCGTTTGATGGGAGGTTGCGCTTAAAGACTGCATCTACTTCTTCAGTTGGTACGATAGCCATCTTAGATTTGACAGATAAGAAATGGTTATAGAGTCTGAAGCGCTCCATGAGGCTCTTCTCGAAGAAGCGTTCCTTATTCTTTACGGCTTGTTCGAATGCCAGGAGCTTATAGCGAATAGCTACGCCAGAAGCATTGCCAACAAAGTTTTGGTCGCTCATATTTGGAACCATTGAGATTTTGTGAATGTCCTGCTCGATAGTCTTGCGAAGAACATCGACATCGCCTTCGTTGATTGCTTTGGTAAGATATTCCACCTTGCCATCGACTGGGATATTAGACAAAGCTCTCTTCTCTTTGAGGTCTGCCATTTGGTCTGCTTCGAACTTCATACCATAAAAACAAAGAATCGCATCAACGAGCTGTTCACGGTCGTTCACACGGTCTGATTGAATGAGGTTGTATGCATCGATGAGGGAAATGACCGGCTCGAAGTCGCCTGTATATTCGTTATTGTTCTTATATTCAATGACAGGCACATCGCCAAAGGCATGCGACTCACGAGATAACTCTTCTGCATTATTCTTAGTACTTGAGAGCCTATATTTGACGATTTCGGTCTTAGTAAGAGCAATCACATCGTAGTATTCAGGCTCAGCATCCTTTGGATCTTTATAGATAGGACGATAGTTGATAGCATAGAGCTTCTTATGTACGAGAGTATCGTCATAGATAATGATTGTGTTACGGACATCAAGAGCGACTGAGCATGGATTTGCTTCTTCGTCTGCGTAGACATATTCGTACTTAATGCCAAAGATTGAATTTTCTTTTGCGATCTCGACATCCAAGTTCTCGATGGTTTGCCTCTTGTATGCATCAAGGACTGGCTGAATATCTATACCGTCATTGACTTGATAATCGACAGGATTACCTAGAAGATAACCAACCATCAAATCGGTGATATATTTCGCATGGTTAGTTACGAGCTTATTATTCATGAGAGTTTCTACCTTCTCACGAGAAGTAATAGCTTGTTTGCCCATATAGTAATCATCAAGCGTATTGAAACGAGTTCTACGCTTTTCGTTGTAATCGATGGCTTCTTTGATAAGCTTTGCATCGAGTGGTGTGTCTTTATTGACCTGATACATAATACTCCTTTCTATCTAGCCCAATAATTCCTTCGTTTTGAGCGCCACGGATTTGCCGCTCCTGTTTTGTCTACGACTTCCGGCTTGCGCTCAGAGGTTATAGCCTCATAAATTGCCGCTAAAACATCTACTGCATCATCATGCGCATTGCGACCTTTGCGCTGATAGGACATAACCTGTCTGAAAAACTCAGGATATTTCTTCTTCCAATTTGGTGGCATAATGACATGGTTTTGCACCCAAGAAGATGAAGCAAGGATGCGAGATTCCTTGTTCTGAGTTTGAGGTTTCATGGTAATGTGCGTACGGTTTGTTTGAAATTTTTCTGTTAGGAGTCTTTCGACATTTCGTGCAAAACCACGCCCTCCGTTATTGCTTTCAATCACCGCCTCGTTCGTGTTGCCGTTGAATAGCAGTTCGGCAACCTTACCTTCAGTAACCTCCATCGGTTCATCGGTGAATACCAAGTCCGTGATGTAGGCTTCTTTGTCATGTTCAATGTAATTAATCGAGCAAAGGAAGTCTGAGCCAGTATCAGCAGTATCGGTATAGTTAAACACCTTGCCTTCCGGTCTCTTATCCCACTCGATAAAGTCAGAATAGAGCCTACCACCAATATCGATAGGCTTCTGATTGTAGTTAGCTTCTACGATGTCTAGGTTCATCTCACGAGTTTTTGCTTTGAAGTCCTCAGCCGAGAGAACATCATCGCAGAGCATCGAGCCATCGTCTTGAACGGCTTTGTAAGTGATATGTTCAACATCATCGCCAAAATCATGAAGGACTCGTCCTGCGAGGTCTCCTTCAGCCCAGCGAGTCATAACAATGATGACTTTCCATGGATTCTCAGTACGACTTAGGAATGTATTGTTAAACCACTCCCAATGTCCGTCTAGTACATTCTCGTTGTATGCATCCTCAGCAGAGCGAATAAGGTCATCTACGATAAGGAAATGCGCACCAAAACCAGTAGCAGTAGCCTTTGGAGATGTGGCGAGATAGTTCACCATTGATGAACCATCAAGAGTCCACATTTGAGCCGAAGCTTCACCATATTTGACCTTAGTATTAGGAAAGATGTCAGCATAGACTAAACCGTCATTTACTTTCTCGGTCTGAATGAGATTACGAACCGAGCGAGCGAATGTAGTCGATAAGGTTTCGTTATAACTTGCGGTCATAACCTTGTTCTTTGGATCTACGCCAAAGAGCCAGGCGGTGAGAAGTTGAAGTGTGAGTGATTTGCCATGACGAGGCGGAAGATTGATGACGAGATAGTGCTTGTCTGATTTCTCGATAAAGTTCTGAAGTTGCTCGCAGAATTCGTAGAGATACTCTCGTTCATCCTTGTAGAACTTAGGCATCATGAGCTTACAGAAGTTATAGAAATCAACACGAGCCAACTGAAGCTCAAGCTCTGCCTGAGTCTCTGGTAGGTCTATGATTGATTCCGCTTCTTTGACTTTCATTTCTTCCTTTTAAGTAACTTGAGTAAGTCTTCCTTCGTTAATTGACTGAATGGCGAGTTCTCGACCTTCGTATTGAGACTACCTGTCACTTCGCTCTTGGATTCGGCAGGATCATAGTTGCCATTGAGCTTAATGAGTTTTTCGGCTGCCTCTACGCATTTTGGATGGTCTGGATCGCTCGCTATTTCGATTAGGTTATTGATGACTTTCTGAATAAGTTCAGGCTCTTTAGCCGCACGAAGCTTCATCTGATGGCGGAATGACATATCTTCAGTTGGACGACCATAGTTTTTGGTTATCTTCGGCTTGTTGCCTTTGGCGAAAGTGCCATCCGCCTTTCGTCCGCCTTTTACGACTTCCTTCTTCTTAGCTTCGACCTTCTTTTGAGCCATGATTTACCCCTTCATTTCTTAATTGGTAACTTGATAAACTTAATCTCCGGCTTTTCTACTTTGCTTTTGCCAGTAACTTTGATTTTCTTGGCTGGTTTCTTAGCGCCAGCAACATGAACTTCATACTCCTGACCATAGAGCGTAATGGTAGCCTTGCCGTCTTTTACTTTCTTTGTGATGTCATGTTCTTGACCGTAAAGCTTGACGATAACTTTACCGTTGGTTTCATTTGCTTTGATAATATTCTTTGCGTTTGGCATTGATTTCTCCTTTCGATAGATTAGAGTATTTTGTCTTGCCACGACTTGCCGTAATGTCGATGAGATCACGAAGAGTCTTGCATCGTACATAACCACGGCGAGACATCAATAAGCCTTTCGATCTACGGATTCTTTCACCTTCATAAACGCCATCTACGCAGATTTCGCATGCGATTCTGCCGGTTGGCTTGAAGATGATATAGGCTCTCGTACTGCGGAAGATTGCTTTAAGGTCTCCGAACTCATAGTCTGCGAAGATTTTGTTAGCTACGATTGCATATTTCAGAGCAATCTCACTCCGATAGCACGATTCTTTGATGATGCCTTTTTCTTTAAGAAGCTCACAATGAACTCGTGTAGTCATCATGGCTTCAAATTCATTTATGGATATGTCTTGTTGCATATCATTGTTTCCGTTTAGTTTGCTGACATCAAAAAACGCCAAGAGCAGAACTCTTTGGCGCTATTGATTACCTTAATTATATCATAAAAAGCATAATTATTAAAGCGAGCAAGAGAAAGCCGCCCAGTAGTTTGGACGGCTGATTAAAGGATAGTCATGATAGTTTCTTTGCCTTGATCACGAGACCGTTTGCATCGCATGCTCTCATTAACTCCTGGAATCGTTCAGGCGAGCCATAAAAGCGGATGTAGTTCTCGTTATAGAAGAAGTCTACTTCATTGAAAGTGTCATAGAGTTCGTCAAAGATGTCGTTGTCCGGATTCTCAAAATAGATAGTCTTACGAATCTTTTCCATATCACCACCTCCTTTAATAGAAAGTTCGTAGCCACTACTTACATTATACCACGATAAGCATAAGTTCTCTCTGTCGCCATTGACGAAATTAAGCATTTTTGGTATAATCAAGATAAGCAAATATGTTGGGAAAGAAGCCTCTTGGGCTACGACATTGTCGTTCGCCTTGAGGCTTTTTGTCTTGTCACCTCGCTATATCAGCAAATAACGGAGGTACGATTTTCGTGGAAGTGAAATTCCTGAAAGTTGAGTTTGAGCTTATGGCGAAGTACGGCTTAGATCTTGCCGTGTTTATTTCATATCTCAAGTTTGTTGAACGCAACCGTCCACGAGACAATTATGGCTACTTCTGTTTTGATTCTAGTTATGCTCTGAAAGTCTTACCTTATGGTTTGACGAAATTCAAGCAAATTAGAAAGCAAGCTGTTGAGGCGAAACTTATCGACTATATTCCTGGCAATAACCAAAATACTAAGCCAAGATATAAGGTCTATCATTAGAGAATCACAACAGGGGTAGTAAATAATAACTACCTCTGTTTTTTATTGCTCTTGCGAGCATCCTGTGGAAAACTACCCCATTTTTTGTGGAAAACCTTGTGGGAAAGTATGTGGAAATGCCTTTCCGCCGGTCGTAATACGACCACCGGCTCAACAGGGGTGCGCCGGTCGCAAAACGACCAGCCATACAAAAAGAAATAAAAACTAATAATAATAGGCTACTACGATTAATTTTGAAAAGGAGAAAAATGAATAAAGACTATTCATACATCGAGCATCGTGGGAACGCTCCAATTTACAATCAAGCTAACCAATATCTCAAGTATTGTGCCGTCACGAGACAAATGAGTCCTATGACGATTAGAAGTAAGCAATCAGCATTAAGGAATCTGATAGTTGAGAGCAAATGCAAAGACTTAGAGAAACTGACTAACGAAGATTACGACCGCTTTGTTAAAAGTGAGCTAGATAGGAATGTCTCTTGTAGGACAATCAACACTAAGACGGCTCATATTGTGGCTTTTATCAAGTATTGGAAAGAGCTAGACATGAAGATTCCGATTAAGATTCCTCTAATTGTGAAGCTCAAAGAGAAACCACCTAGAAGAGCTTGTTATACAAGGCAAGAAATCGAAGAAGTCTTGGATAACTGTAACTCAGACATTCAATGGCTCTTAATCAAGATTGCTTTCGATACCGGAATGAGAATCAATGAGTTAAGAAACCTAAGTCTCTCTCAAATTCACGGAAGGCGAATTAACTTCATTGGTAAAGGCACAAAAGAACGAGAAGTCTATTTGACTGTTGCTGCTAACGAAAGACTGCTCGAATACATTGAGAATCATCCTGAAATCGAAGATCATATTTGGATGAACGAGTGGGGTTATCCTATGTCGGTAGATACGATAAGAAGGATAATGAGAGAAGCCTTTGTTAGATGCGGACATGACGACTTCTATCCGCATGCTCTAAGACATTCTTTCGGCTCAGACATTCAAAGACAAGGAGCAGACATCTTCGTGATTAAGGAAATGATGGGACATTCCAACATAGCTACGACACAAAAATATCTACATTCTTTGGACGGTCAATTAGCCAACCTCTTTGACATGTATAAGTGTTAATGCTTAACACCTCTCTATGTCACCCCTGTTATCTGTGGATAAGTGACATAGGGAGGACTAAGAATTAGCGTTTTGCGGTCTTGACATTTCCGTGAAATTTGGTAAAATGAAAGCATAGATGGAGCTGAGAAGCAGAACGAAACACCATCACGCAGATGACAAACTAAAACGAAACCGACAAAGTTTCATTAGTGAGTATCTGTATGAGATGCTCTAAAGTTTAACCTTAAACGGCAACATTAGAGCGCTTATACAGCACACCCCTTGAGCGAAAATTTACAATTCTTCAACGATCTATGGGGTGTTAGCTCAGCTGGTAGAGCGCCTCAATGGCATTGAGGAGGTCAGGAGTTCGATCCTCCTACACTCCACCACATAGCAATTCAAACTCACTAAGAAATTAGTGAGATTTTTTATTTTACGAGCCGGTTTCGAAAAGAAGCCGGCTTTTTTCTTTGATTGAGGTGACAAGCCCAACATATTTGCCACCTCTGAGAAGGCGAAAGCGATTCGAGTAGGCGCTCAAGGATTAGTGAGGTCACCATCGCAAAAGCTTCTTAAAAAATCGTCCGGTTCGAGAGGAATTAAAGACTGCGAGTCCTCTCGAACAGCTCGTACACATGTTGAGAGGTGTACGAGTGGACACCAATATCAAATCTAATTGCAAAAGGAGAAATGCAATGGCAAAAATTATCAAAATTAAAGAAGTTCTCGACAATTCAGTAAAGGTCAACATCGTTCATTCACCAAAGATGGCTGAATGTGTAGATAAAATGACCGAGCTTGACGATAAGAGCTTTTCTAAGGTCGTTCGACTCGCAAAAAGCTATATCCGAGTCAATAAGCTTGCAACTAAGCTCTTCGGCTCTGAGAATGTCAAAATCGAGCTAAAAGAAGAACCACTTGTAGCTGACTTAGTTTCACTCGGCGGTGATTTCAAGAAAGCATTGAAATGCGCAAAGAAATATCGCAGAGCAAATAAGCTCATGGATCTAGCAAAAGATAACTACAAAGAACTTGAGAAAGCCGATAAGGCAATCTTGAGTCAGAAAGCAGCAATCTATGCCTAATGTAAAGACAACAAAGATTAAAGGCGGTGCTGAATATGCAAAAGTCGCTGATCGCTTGAATGAGTTCCGTTCTGCCAATCCTCGTTCGAAGATTTCAGTAAAGTTCGCATACAACGAGAAAGGCGACCTAACTCATCACGCATACATCTGGAAAGATAAGACCGACTTCTACGACTTGCTTAAGTCAGGAGTTAGCGCAAAGGAAGCTCTTGAATCGGCAGATGCCGAAGGTTCTTCACTCATGTATGCCGACAAAGTTAAGCAAGAAAAAGGCTTTGAGAAGAACGAGACAATCGCTATCGGTCGTGCATTAGCTATTCTCGGTTATGCAACTTCCGGCGAGATCGCTTCGAGCGAAGAAATGGAAGAATTTGAAGACTTCAAAATGCAGAAGGCTGAAGAAGCTAAGTCTGAGGCTATCAACCAACTCGCAAAGGCTAAGGATATGAAAGCTTTGCAGAAAACATGGATGAGCCTCGACAAAACTCAACAGCTCGACAAAGAAGTCCAGGCAAAGAAGAACGAAATGAAGGAGAAATTGTCAAAATGAACGGCAAAGTAGAAATCCCTGATAGTTTCCTCGAAGACTGCATGTGGCTCAGCGAAGGTCGAGCAAAAGATGCGGACGAAATCACGGAAGACTTGGTTGAAGATATGCCAGATTGTGGCGAATGGGGAAACTCAGTCATT